TCTCAAGGGATCTGATATAGATACCGCGGATGTTATGTCCACGATACCAATCTTCACCACATGACTCGCGGAACATTCCGACATTAAACGATTTCTTTTCGTTTACCTCGAAACCCAACAAGGTCAAAAGACGTACCACCGAAGCGTAGGCTTGCGCCCGCACGACGATGTCATCGCCAAAGACCCCAAATTGAGTTTTAGGGCAACTGCAGGTTAAACCCTGCAGCTGATACACGGAACGAACCGCACAAGCGAAAATGACACTTTGGAGGGGAAAGGTAAAACCATTCCCCATCGTCGATATCATTCGAAGGTCCATTTTGGTACCGTCCGGGAGGATAGTACTTTCACAGCGAGATAGCCGCAGGTAGCCTAAAAGGTTCTGCGGAACTACTCTCTGAACAAGAGACCAACTCATACTGTCGCTAGCACTCGTCAAATCAATGGTTCCAAAGGAGCCATCGATCGAACCAATACGTGCGAGTTCGCGATTGTTATCTGGCTGCGTCCTCAGGGAAATCCCGAAGTGTCTAGCCAGGCGGTATTCGACGAACGCACCAACTGCCTTCTGAATTAGCATGTTCAAGAAGGGCTCGGTGCAGCATGTACGCGAGATTTCAGATGTCTTAGGGACAAAAAACAATTTATTCCCTTCGACTATCTCGTGTCCAAACCTCTCATCACGCTGCTTTTCGGCACGTGACCAAGTGTCAGACCCAGAAATAGCCGCCCTGTAAAGGGTCACTAGGTACTCTGAGGTAGCCGTAATCCGCGATGCAAAGAACTTTGTGTAAAAGCTCTCGCTGTCGCAGCCAAGACTAGCCCCAGGGCCCCCGGAGAAGTGACCTCGGATAAATTCGAGGTCGAAATTTACTTCATCCGATACGTCAAAGTCGAGCACTTTCCGCATGTTATCGCGGAAGTAGTCCCAAAGTAGGGATTCGACTTCACTCTCAGGTAAGATCCCATCGGCATCCTTTACGCCTTTGTTAATAACCTTGAATTTCTCCAAGGCGGTAGCATCGGCTTCGGGACTTTGACCTAAGGGCGACAACTTCTTATAGAAGCTGTTCCTGAGAGAGAAAGCTCTAGCGGCCTCCGGGCTCATGTCAGAAGACATAAACCCAGGGTCGCCAAAACCACGCAAGTCAGAAAGGAGAGAGTCGAATATCGTTGCATAATCTTGCATCAGAATTCCTTCTCTTAGTTACTGCTGAGGTCTGGGTA